CTTCTTTGTAGAAGTCGGGGAATTGATTCTTAACAAGAGTTGATATCTTGTCTGTAACTGCCATTCTTATTTCTCACCAATTGAATTAATTGTAGCATCTGTTCCGTTCATAACAAGAACTTGTTGTCTTACTGGTATGATATCTAATCTATCAGGAACACAAGTTACTTTTAATTCAATATCAGCATAAGCACTTGGTAAGAAACTATTAATATCTACATCACCAGTTGTATAGTCAATTGTTCCAGCATTCGCAACTACATTTACTTTTTCTTTATCAGCATTAAAACGATAGATATTTACATTACCGTTTTCATCATCATCAAGATATGATATAAAACCATTATAAGTAAACTGAGTAGATTCGAGTGTTCCTTTACGAATAGGATTATTAAATCTTAACTCAACCTTTTGTTGAGCATTCGTATCAGGAACAAATCTTTTTTGCATCTTCAATGAAACATCATTATTTAATACTGCCCCACTAGAAGTGTTATCTAATGCTCTCACAAAACGAGAGAATCTTAAACGATTACCGAATCTCTCTAAGTTATTTGTCGACCAACTGTTAATAACTGTTTGAATATTTGTCTCAATCTGAGTTGAAGTTAATGTTGTCGCAGTTGAATCAAAATAAGTTGTAACTGTTGGAATTAAATATGTATAATCTGGGTCGATAATTACTGGGTCAATTGCCAGAGGTGTTCTATCTAAAATACTTTCTCTCAGTGATATTTTTCTTTGTGCTGTTGTAAAGTCTTCACCATATGGTTTAACAGCAATATAAACTTTACCATAAACTTTTGGGGATGCTTCTTCACCACCATAAGCAATTACTGATTGTAAGTCTGTATTTTCGTTTAGAATAATTCTTGAATAGTCTTCATTAATTACACAACGATTTTGTGTTTGATAATTTCTTGGTGCGTTGTATTTAATTGATTCAACAGTTTCATTATTGTGACCACCAGCTGCTTTAGTAACCAAAGTAACTGTAGCACTTGTATAAGACATACCTACATTAAGTGTGTCAACTGAGAATGTATCAGCACCGTTTGTTGCTGGACCACTACTTACTAAGTATTCAACAATAATAATATTACCACTCTTAACTTGTTTACCTAAGATACCATCACCAAATACTAATTCATATTTCTCATCACTTGCTTCTTGTAAAGAATAAACTGGTGATGTTGTAAATACTTGTTTAACATTTGTTAGTCTTGTAAATTCAGTAGTAGTTGTATCAGAAGCAGATTCTTGAACACTTACTGTGATACTTGTAGTGTCTACATTTTTATTTGGTAAAATAAATCTTTGTGTTCCTGAAGCATCAACTGTGAATCTGTGTGTTAAAGAAGTTCCTTCACGAATAGCAACATTTGTTGAATAAGTATTTGAACTATTTACAACTTTTGTAGCAGCAACTGTATTGAATGTATAAGTTAAATCATCAATCGTTGTTGTGAATGTAGAACCCTTTGGTATTGTGAAAGAAGCAACGGCATTGTTTGCCCCCTGAAAGTTAAGATTAATAATTGCGTCAGCACCTTTTGAAGAAGTTGGTAGATAACCTAACTCTTTCGCACGAGATACAACTGAGTCTCTTTGTTGAGCAGTATCCAAAAACATTTCATTACCTACCATATTTAAATAGTAAGCATTATAATGAGTGTTGTAAGCAAGAACATCTAGTAATGTTGCGATTGCCGAACCCTCAAAATTATAATCTTGAAATTGTGTTTGACTACTTAAATAAGTTTTTAGATTAGAACGAATCTGTTCAAAATCCAACTCACTGACTTGTAGGTATGTATTTGCTGACATATTATCTTACTCTTTCTAGTATTACATCCAAAATAATTGGACTTGGGTCATTTCTAATTGTGAATGCTATTGAAACAGTTAAAGCATTTAATTCACTTCTATCTTCAACCAAAACCTCTACTATATTCGCACGAGGTTCGTAGTTTTTAATTACTTCTTTTACTGCTCTCTCCATCTGTTGTTTAATGATAGGAGACCAGTTTTCAAATAGATAATAACGAATACTACACCCTATGTCAGACTTAAATGGTCTTTCATAGTAGTCAGTCAATATTAGTGACTTAACAGATTGCCTTACCGCATCCCTATCTGTCTTGCGAGTTGGATTACCCGTGACTGGATGTGGTATAAATGCTAAATCTAAATCACTGAATATTGTGTCTGCCATTAACTATTTTTCTTTTCTTGTATTTCTTGTCTAATAACTTTACAGAGTTTACCTATCTCTGAAAGTGCTTTTCTTGCTCTTGTCCCTGCGGACTTATTACCAGTTTGAAACTTTGCGTTTTCTGTCTGATATGTTTCGAACAAATTTACTATTACATCGTGATTTTCCATCATCAATCTCCATATTAAAAAAATGATATAATCTATTTATATCAATTACAGAAGACATTCTCAGAACCTTGTGATAGTTTATTTCCACAACGGTTATCATAAGTGTCTCCTACTCTACCAACTTTTTTACTGTTGGCATAAACATTTAGTGAACCAGTCACTAATTTAATTGGTGGGTTGTGTGTATTTACATCACCCATTCTATGAATACCTTTATTATTTACAAATACATTCTCAGAACTACCACTAGCAGTATGGTCTACATGACCAGTCGATTTATCACCTTTTCTACTTACTGCTGGCATTAGTAATTATCCGCATAACCAATTGGTTGTGTTACATTAAGAGCAGCAGTTATAAGTCTAGTTTGTGTTCCTTCATAATAAGATACTTTCTTATTATAATCTGCGTGTTTATTTCTGTTTACGGTCAAACCGAGACTTCTCATTTCAGTATCAATTTCTTCAACGGTCGATTTACTAAATTTAATACCAATACTATTTAATGGTGCGTAACAATCTTTAGTGAAGTCAGTACATCTATGTGCTACCAAGTGGGCGAAGATTCTAGCAAGTGATTCATCTTCAACATGTTCCTCTTTATAGAATTTAATATTTTGAAATTTCTTTAAGAATTTGTTTGCTTCAATCTTTGCCTTATTGTCATAAATGTTTGTGGCACTAAAACCATCAATAATTGATTTGACTTCTTCTTTACTTAATAAAACTTTTTTAAGACCAAATAAATTATCTTTACCCCATTTACCACCGTGATTTCTATGACCTAATACTTCATGCGCCAATGTTTGTAATGGGTCGTTTGCGGTAAATGCCATCTGTGTTTTATCTAGATTAGGAATCCACATACCACCCAATCTAGTTTGTGGTGAACCTAAAAAGTCTGTATGTGTTGCTTCATCAGAAATATCTTCAACAGTAATATCTCTTATTTCTGAATTCAAATAGATTTGTGGATTACTCCCTTTAAATACTAAACTCTTTAATACATTATATACTTCTTCACAATTAGCATTCTCAGTTGCTTTTACAATCATCTCTAAGAAATATAATCGTTTTACTAAAGCAGAGTGTTCTTGAGGATAGAAATAATAATATGTGTTTTTTAAATTTCGAGTTCCATCTTTTAACTTTTCGTCAAATTGCATTCTCATCACTTTCATATCTTTTTTAGTGATAACTGGTTCATCAAGTTTATATCTTCTTGCTCTATTAATCAACCATCTTGACAAATAATCAGATTGGTTCAATGGGTCAGTCCCATCTTCTTCGTAGTAACTGGCTACAGTATTTTGTTTTTCTTGTTTATAATAGTTATTAGCAGCAGTCGCCCAAGCGTCTAGTAATTGTTTTGGACTCGTTCTCCAATCTATTTTCTCGAATATTTCATTATAAATTTTCTTTGCCCAATCAAATTGGTCTTCAGGTCGTGTACAAAGAGGTGTGCCAATTGTTCCTTGAACACCATCAACGGATGCCAATGCTAAGGTGACACCACCAACCTCTCGTTTAGTTGCTTCTAAATCTTGTGGGTCTTCGTCTGGATTCAAATCAATACGAGGGGCGATTAATCTCATATTACCTGCTGATACGATGTTTGTCTTACCACCAACGAATGTATTATAATCACCTTGTATATTTAAAGTCGCATCACCATCTATATAAACTTTAACATCACCACTGATATGAACACTTTCATCACCAACAACAACTTTATAATTGTTACTTACTACATGCGTTGATTTAGAACCGTCTGGGTGAACTTCATAATAAGTTCCACTCTTATGATATTCTCTAATTCTTTCAGCACCTTCAGTATCATCGTATTCTTTTATATGACCAGACTCAGTTTCTAAAACTTGATTGTGTGGATATGAAGAATTGAATGATGAGGCAGGTTCCTCGATTAAATCATCTATAGGTGTAACTGCTTTGTTGATACCTCTTGCTAACTGATTAACATCAGATTCATTTGCTTTTTGTGGGTAAACTCCGTTAGGGTCGTTGAAACCTTTTGTAGTATCTGGTAGTGAAGCAGACATACTTGGTATTGTTCCGAGTATCATAGGGTTTTGTGCTTCTTGACCATCAAGGAAGAAACCCATTACCCACGAACCTTCTACAATACCAGTAGGTGATTTACCGATACCACTAATAGAGGCAGAGTCAATACTATTGACTACGGTCGCCCAAGGCAACTCTTCGGTTGGGATTTTATCTTTGTCATCTGTGTGATATCCGAAACAACGCACACGAACTCTACCCATTTTAAGGGGGTCTGTTCGTTGTTCGACAACACCGATAAACCAAGTGAAACCTTGTCCACCTAAAGAGTTATTAAACATTATCTATTTTGAACTGTCTTCTTTGCTTTAGTTACTGCTTTTTTAATTCTACCACCAATCTTTGGTGCTGCTTTTTTCTTTTTCTTAGCAGGTGCAGGTGCTTCTTCTACAATTTCTTGAAGAACTTCTGGTTCTACTGGAGTAGAAACTTCTGGTTCAACAACTTCTTGAATGAATTGTCTTCTGTTACTATTTGGTAAAGGCATTTTATTTCTCCTATTATACTATTGGTGAGTCTTTACAACATTCTAAGACTGTTGTTAGTTTCTCATCGTTCATTGTTTGTCTAACTTTTGTTATCAGATATTCTCCTGATATACTCTTATCAACTTCATACTTAGCATCTTCAATACCACTATTAATATAAAATTGTAAATCAATTAATTGACCAACATTTTTTGTTGAGTCTCCAGCAATAGTAACTTGCATAATATTATTAAATATTTGTTTATTATACGATTGCTTTCTATTCTTTATACTTATATCTTTTTTAGGAATGACCATATTATCACCATTAAAGAATGGGTCTGAGTCCTGACCAAACTTTGTAAGTGATACATTTAATATAGCATCTCCCTCAACTTCTATTGGGTAATAACCACCTTCGAATGTAGTGAACTTGTCGTGTTGATTATTATAATTAAATACCCTTTCTATTTTATTCTTTCTTTGAACATCGATACCAATACTTCTTGATTTAAACATACCACCTTTTACATTTTCTAAAAAGTTATTTTCTTTGAGTAATTTAAAATTTAATATCTTATATTGGTCAGAACCCTCAACATCTTGACCCTCTACCTTAAAGTTTGAAGGATAATATGTGTAAGTCCAATCTATCGCACCATCAGAAATTAGATTAGGTATGTTTCTAAAATTAAAACCATTACTATCTTCATAAAAAATATAATAAGGATAATGGTCATCTGAATCTGCTTTCTTACAAAAGAAGTCTATTGTCTTATCTACAGAATAATTTGGAATAATGTATTTGTGAACTCCAGAAGTTTCATCTATGGTGATAGTTTTATTTAAACCGATACTTTGGTATTCATTTTGTAATTCGGTATTTAAAACATATTCACTCATCAAACTTTCCATCATCTTTGATATCTTATTACCTCGTCCTCTACCATAAGACTTAGAAATCTTTTGTGGGAGTGTTCGATATGCTTCAACACTAATTCCAGAAAGAATATAACCTTCTACACCTTCACCATCTCTTCTTCTACTGGCAACTTCATATACACCAAAGAGATGTCTTTTATAAGGTATTTCAGCATCTTGACTTGGGTCTGTTCTTTCTCTATATGAAATAAGAATATTTTCAATACCCCTAAAACCATCAGGAACATCATCATCTGGACTACCTTTTATTTGTGAACCAATATTCATAGCATCTGATACGATGATATCACATTCTATATATTTTTTGAAAATGGATTGATAGATATTGACTTCAAGAAACATTTCTTGAATATTATGAATTGAACCATCACCACCAATTAAAGTGATTTGTTCAATATCAACATCACCTGAAAAATTATAATCTGCCATAATTAGACACCATTTTTAAGAATAACTTTTACCTCATTTTGAAGTGCTTTTAGATATTGTTTATCTAATATCTTAATTCTTCTTTTCTTGTCATTCTGTTCTAACTCATATGTATATTTGTCTACTGATTCTCTACTAGCAGGTGCTAATGAACTATATGTTGTTTGGTCTACAACCAAATATCTTCTACCAATTCGTGTGCCATCGTTCTTTACAAAGGCGTCACTAATAATCTGTCTGTATTCGTGAACCTCTGCTTTTGCTTCTGGAACACTACCATACTTACCTTTAATATAATTATCAAAATCTTGATGGAAAAGTGGCCAATCAAATACTGGGTCAATGATATCATTGAAATGTAAAACAATCCATGCTAATGCTGAACTACCATAAAATCTTTCAGCAAGAGTATCTGGTCTATCTCCAGATTGAATTACATAACTAGAATATACATTAACTCTATCTTTAACATTTGAACGAATCTTAAATCTTCTTAACAGATTTGTTAACTGAACTGTTTGACCTTCGTTAGTTAAATCATGTGGTGTCTTTGGAAAGTATGAAAAATAATTACTCATTATGCCCCCTCATAACCTTTTGTTGGGTCGTTAACTATTACATTGTTTTCTTCTGGAGAAGTTATAATTCCAACACCACTAGGTGGTGGAACTTCATAAGGAGATTCAGCAATACTTTCTTTACTGAGTAATTCTGTTTCTTGGAAATTCATACTGATTTCAATTGATACTGGTGCGTTTGTATCTTCAAAAAACACTGGCATATTCTCACCATTATAATTTACATTAAATGATTTTAAAACACAACGACCGAATGTAAACATATGGTTCTTCACCGACTCGGCAAACTCAATCTCAAACTCTTCTGGATATTCATAAGCAAAACCTGCGAACTTACCACCCGCACTAGGTAACATAGCATATTGAAAAGTATTTGTAATTTGTTTAATTAAAGCAGACTCTTTAGGGTTTCTTGCTACAAACTTATATGTAAAATTAAATTCTCTGAAGTTTACATTATCAAACAGAACTGCGGTGTGTGGATTAATAGCAATACCTTCTGCTAAACCAATACCCTTAGCAGCCATACCTGCAGAAGCTGCTCCTGCTAACGCACCTAAGAAGCCACCACCTTTAGAAGCAATTTTACCAAGCGTCCCAACACTTATTAAGGAAGAAATTGGGTTAGAACCTACACCTACATTTTTACCACCT